TTTAAAACAGCCATTGCTACAACAAGCACTACTACCTATGGAATTGTTGGCGGCGGCATTGGTATTTCTATCAGAGGTGAAGGCGGCGGCCTCGAATTAGGTGATGCTAACCTTTGTGAAAATATTCAGATTAACAGATGTAAATTTGACAGCCTCTATATAGGTGTTGAATGTACAGGTACTGTGGTACGTCCTGTGATTACCAATAGTTTGTTAAACAATTTAAATCGCGGTATATCATTGTTTACCTATAATCAAGTAGTAGGACCCAGCAATGGCCTGTTCCTTGAAAATAGATTTTCTAACATTATTCGTGAAGGTATATATGTAGGTACCAGCACTAATAGAACCATGCACATCAGTGAAAATAATTATTTTATTCAAGTTGGTAATGGTGTGGGGCTAGATGATTTTGTAACAACATCTACTGGTACAACTCCTGTTATTGCTTTTAACTCCACTGGTAATAAAACTATCAATGATTATTTCCATAGACGAGCATTTGCCGATGAAACAACTTCTACTAGTTTCCATTATAATCCGGTGGTTACAGGTAGAACAACTATCAATGATGGTGCAACATTTACCACAACCGTTGCAACATACAATACTACCACTGACGGAGTTTCTGAAATTGCAAAATTGGTGTTAACTGGTAGCGACCAATTTGTTAGTATGCAATATCAATTGTCTAGTACTATCTTATCTAGAAAAGGCAATGTGGTAATTAATATTGCTCCGGATGGATATGCGTCATTAACTGACACTTACAATTTTATCGGTAATAACACGATTATTGTAGAAAATGTTACCACTTCAACAGTGGCACATACTCCTACACAATTTGCAGTAGACTTATCAACGTACCCGGATTTCAATAGTGTCATTGGTATATCTCCTTATCCGGGTACGCCCACAGCCACCGATGGATCTTGGTTCATTGTTGATGTTAGCAACAATAACAATGCGGCACAGATAACTTATTTTAATACCAGCAGTGGATCCGTGGCAATATTTGATACACAATCGACTCCTCAGATAACATTTAATGGAGTTGACTCTTATACATTGGCAAGATCAATTTCTGCTCCAATAGCAATTGAAGTAGATACAACTTCTAAAATTGATAAGAACTACATAATACTTAATGCTCGGAATAATTCAACGTTGACAGAAACACTTTCTGTAGTAGAATATAATATTAACATTTTACAGTAATCGATGTTCAATCAAAACATTGATGACAGATTGTCATCATGGGCCGGGCACCGTGCCCAATTAAATAACAGCACATCCCCGTTTGAAGATGTATGGGAGTTTTGGAGACATGCTCCTTATATTCCCTACAACAATAAAATTGATCCCTACCATCAAGCCAGTTGGCCCAGTCCCTGGGAAATCATTGTGGATAACAAGTATGATGATTTTACCAAGGCTGTGATGATTGCTTGGACATTAAAGTTAACTGACAAGTTTAATAAATCTGTAATAGAGGTTAAAACTTATATAGACAATGCCAAATCTAAACAGTATAATATAGTATGCGTCGATGATAGATATGCTATTAACTACAGTGATAACGGACCCGTAAACATAGAAAATATACCAGATTCATTTTTACTAGAAAATCTAGTTGAACTGGGCACCCTAAGGTAAATATCTTCCTCGACACATTTAACAAGGCTACACATGACAATGATCAACGTGATCAAAAGAGATGGAACCCGCGTTCCTCTAGACATTTCTAAAATACAGAGACAAGTTGCACATGCCTGCAAAGGCATTGATGGCGTTAGTCCAAGTATGATAGAAATCAAAGCACAGATAGAATTACACGACGGTATGACAACTCAGACCATAGACGAGTTACTGCTCAAAGCAATGGTTAATCTAATCGACGAAACCGAAAACCCGGAAATTAATAATGTTAACTACCAATACGTAGCAGGTCGCCAACGTGTTAGTATGCTACGCAAAGAAGTATACGGAGAATATGATCCTCCTAAACTATATGCTATTGTAAAAAAGAATGTAGAATCTGGTATGTATACCAAGGAACTGCTAGATTGGTACACAGAAGATGAGTGGAATATCATTGATTTAATCATTGATCACGACAAAGACGAAACCTACACATTTGCGGCTATTGCACAACTCTGCGAAAAGTATCTTGTACAAAATCGTGCCAACGGAACAATCTACGAAACACCGCAAATTCGCTATGCTATCGCGGCAGCAACAGCGTTCCACAACGAACCTAAAGAAACTAGATTAAAACTTGTAAAGGATTATTATGAATGTGCGTCCGATGGTCATTTTACTCTTGCTACTCCTGTACTTGCTGGCCTTGGCACTACAACTAAACAGTTTAGTAGTTGTGTGCTTATTAGCAGTGACGATACCCTTGATTCGATATTCGCCGCAGGCGAAATGATGGCCAAATATGCGTCAAAACGAGCCGGTATTGGTCTCGAAATAGGCCGAATTCGCCCCTTAGGCGCCCCAATTCGCAACGGTGAGATCAAGCATACTGGAATGATTCCATTCTTGAAGAAATGGTTTGCTGATTTAAGATCCTGTAGTCAAGGTGGCATACGCAATGCCAGTTGCACAGTTACATTCCCTGTTTGGCATTATCAGTTCGAAGACCTAATTGTACTTAAAAACAATCAAGGTACTGAAGAAACTCGTGTACGACAAATGGATTATAGTGTAGTGGTTAATGCCATGTTCTGGAATCGTTACAAGCGTGGAGAAACAATGAGTTTGTTTGATCCTGCAGAAGTTCCAGACCTATACGAAGCCTACTACCGTGACAGCAAAGAGTTTGAAAAGTTGTATCTACAATATGAACAAGATAAGACAAAGAAAAAGAAAGTTGTATCGGCAGATGAGATATTCAAAAATGGAATTCTTAAAGAGAGAACTGATACTGGGCGCATATATCTTGTCAATATCGACAACGTCATTAACCAAGGTCCCTTTGATACAACAATGGATCCAATATATCAATCGAACCTATGCCAAGAGATACTTTTACCCACCCGTCCTTTCCAAAGAATTGAAGATCCAGAGGGACGAATTGCTCTTTGCACTCTTGGGTCAATCAACTGGGGTGCGTTCCGAAATCCGCAAGAGATGAGAAAAGCATGTCGTGTGCTGGTCCGCAGTTTAAGCAATCTATTGCAGTATCAAGACTTCTTAAGTGTACAGAGTAAACTTGCTAACACAGACTTCGAGCCGTTAGGTGTTGGTATCACTAACTTAGCCTACTGGCATGCTCGTAAGAGTTTCAAATACGGAACACCAGAAGCGTTGGCAGAAGTCAAGCGGTGGATGGAACACCAAGCATACTACCTTACCGAAGCAAGTGTTGAACTGGCCCAGGAACGTGGCCCATGTCAGCGTAGCCAATACACCTACTACGGTAAGGGAGTATTCCCCTGGGAACGTCGTAAAGAAGGAGTCAATGAACTCACTGACTTCACTCCTAGCATGGATTGGGAACCATTGCGTGAACGTATGAAGCAGTACGGTATTCGTAATGCCACATTGATGGCTGTGGCACCGGTAGAATCTAGTTCAGTTGTTCTAAACTCCACCAACGGAATTGAAATGCCCATGGAAATGATTTCTGTCAAGGAATCCAAGGCTGGATCGTTTGTGCAGGTAGTACCAGAGTACAAACGCCTTAAGAATCGTTACCAACTAATGTGGGATCAAACCGACTGTGTCGACTACTTGAAGACCAGTGCTGTGCTTGCCGCTTACATTGACCAAAGTTTGTCAACTAACACATTCTATAATCCTGCTAACTATGCAGGCGGCAAAGTTCCCGCTACGCTAATTGCTAAGAATTTAATGTTGGCCTACAAATGGGGATTGAAGACCATATATTATAGCCTTATCAACAAAGTTGGTGCCAAGGCAGATGTCACGGGAACAATAACTCCATTGATTACACAAGAACCAATTTCAATATACGAAGACGAAGACTGCGAGGCCTGTAAGTTATAATGTTAGAAACAATCTGCGACATAATGGTAGACGCTTATAAGCGTAATTGGATTACTAGCCGGGATGGCAATGTAAGCATACGCCATCACGATCGTGATCACTTCTATATTACGCCAAGCGGTGTACGTAAGCAAACACTACAACCAGATCAGTTTAAGAAGATCGGTATTGAGAAAGGCTACTACAATCAACCTCCTCAACTATATCACGTAAGCAAAGAGTTGGCCTATACTGAAATCAGTGCCAACCTAAAGCCCAGCGGGGAACTGCCGCTACACTTTGGACTACAACGAGAAATGGGTCAGCATACAGGTGAAGTTCGTGTAGTAGTACACGTTCATCCTACTTACTGTATTGCGGCCATGCATGCCGGTATTGATTTGAGCACAATTAGTGAAGCGTTTCCAGAATTAAATCGTTATACCAAAGTAGCACCTAATGTAGGTGATGTGCCGCCAATTAGCCAAGCACTTGCGGATCAATGCCATAAGATGTTACAATTAGATGACCGGGGCAATATTGCTTATGATATTGTAGGTATTAAAGGACACGGAGTTGTTGCTATCGATACAACACCATGGCGTGCCTATGAGCATATAGAGCGCCTCGAACACATAGCCCGTATAGTTTTAGCAAGTGGGAATTATTAATGATAAATACAGGTGCCAATCGCGATACTGGTAATATCCACTGGCTCTATAACTATGAGGAGTTACAGCAAATGTATTTACATACTATTCCTGCCTACGTCTATTATATTAGACATATACCAACAGGCAAGTTTTATTACGGTGCTCGATACAGCCATATTAAAAACAATGTTCTTCCAGAAGATGATCTTTGGAAAACTTATTTTAGTTCATCAAAAAAAGTTCTCGAACTACGAAAACAAGACGGTAATGATTCATTTGAATATAATGTAATCTTTAAAAGTTTTGATACAGACGAATGTTTTAGATTTGAGCAAAATATTATTAGAGAAAATATTAGAAATATTTTATGTTTAAATAGCAGATATTTTGATATAGAAAACAGTAAAAGAATATTTTCGGTTTTTGGTAAAACACTTTCTACAAAAGGTAAGCCAAAAACCGAAGAGACTAAAAGAAGAATGCGAAAACCTAAAAGTTTATCGCATAGACAAAAAATTAGCGAAACACAAAAAAAGAATGGCGGGAATGGTCCTGTTTTACATTCTAAAGAAACAAAGAATAAAATAAGAGAAACATTAAAGAACAAACCAAGACCTAAAAAAATCTGCCCTCATTGTAATAAAGAGGGTGGCGCAATATCAATGGGTCGTTGGCATTTTGATAACTGTAAGGAAAAATAATGACAAATACATATGACCTATCTAAACCTACTAACTATTTAAAACGAAAAATGTTTTTAGATGGCGTAGTAACTGTGCAACGATTTGAAGAATATCGACAGCCTAAAATTGCAAAGTTTGAAGAACTACAAAGAGGGTTTTTTTGGGTGCCGGAGGAAATTAGTCTCACTAAAGACAAAATGGACCACAAAGATGCAAGTGAGGCAGTTAAACATATTTTTACCAGTAACTTGTTAAGGCAGACAGCATTAGACAGCATTCAGGGTCGAGCACCGGTTCAAATTTTTAGTCCCGTTGTTAGTTTACCTGAACTTGAGTCGTTAGTATCTATTTGGTCGATGTTCGAAACAAATATTCACTCAAAATCTTACAGTCACATTATTAGGAACGTATATGGAGTACCTAAAGAAGAATTTAACAAGATTCACGACACGGCTGAAATTGTTGGCATGGCTGCTAACATTGGTCGTTACTATGAGGATCTTCATATTCTTAACTGCCGTAAAGAAGTTGGAGAAGACATTGAACTCTATACTCACAAGCGAGCCATATGGATGGCCTTACATGCATCCTACGCACTCGAAGCCCTACGTTTCATGGTATCCTTTGCCACATCATTGGCCATGGTAGAGAATAAAATCTATATTGGCAATGGTAATATTATTAGTTTAATTCTACAAGACGAGTTATTACATACTGAGTGGACCGCTTGGTTGATCAACAATGTTGGCAAAGATGACACAGACTTTGTCAAGTTGGAAGAAGAATGTAAAGATGAAGTCTATGCTCTATACCAAGAAGTTGTCAACGAAGAAAAGGCTTGGGCAGATTATTTGTTTAGCAAAGGCCCTGTTATTGGTCTTAATGCCGCTATTCTGCAAGACTTTGTTGACCACACAGCATTTAATCGTTTAAAAGACATTGGAATTAAGTATGCCGGAGAGCATCCTAAGGCCAGTCCTATCCCTTGGTTCAACAAACATACTAATATCAACAAGAAACAATCTGCCCTTCAGGAAACAGAGTCTACTAACTACGTCATTGGTGTCATGAGCGGGGATATTGATTTAGAAACGTTACCCGATTTGTAATCTATTTTTACTTTCTTTAGACCTAACAGTGACAAATTCCCATTCTGACATGGGAATTTTGTTTTGGGTCATCAATATCTTATATTGATTATATTCATCGGTTGGTATTCTTTTAGTAGTTCCATCTTTATAAATTACACCAATTGAACCTTTATTAAGTTTACCACTTATTGCTCCTCCAATTTTACCACCAATACTACCTGCTCTTGCCCCGTATCCTAGTTGAAACCCTAACTTATTTTGAGACTTTTGTCTAGCCGCAGTAATCTTTTGTTGAAAAGAACTCCCCTGTCCTCCTTCAGTTCGATTTCGTAATATACCAGTGCCCATATCCTTGCGTCCATACCATGTTATAAGACGTCGTTCGATTGCAAATGCACCAAGTTCAGTTAAATTATTTTCTACAATAATGATATTATTTCTATTGGGAGGGATGTTCACACCATGGTTTTCTAAATAGCGTCTACCAGATCCTTTGCCAATATAATAAGGTGTGCCGTCTTTTCTTAAGTAGGCATAAACGTAGAAGTGTAAATACATTGCTGATAGTCCTATAAACTGTTAGAGTAGTTGGATATTTCCAGTATCGCGAACTACACCAATATTTATGTTGACTTTAATATTTACAACATATAAACTATAATATAAAGGAAAATAAAAATGAAAGCGATTGTATGGTCGAAGTACCACTGCCCCTATTGCGATCAAGCAAAGGCGTTGTTAAAACAACGAGGTATCCCATTCGAAGAACGTAAGATCGGAGATGGATGGAGCAAAGAAGAATTATTAGAAGCAATTCCCACAGCACGTACTGTTCCACAGATTATTCTAGATGACGAACTGATT